GCATTTTGTCGATTACGAGCGAATTCGGGTGCTCGTGCACTTCGTCGATAATTACGATATGCGGTCGGAAACCGTCTAAGCTCGAAGCGTCAGCGGATACCGGTCGGAAATACGAGTGCCCGCGATATGTTAGGTTGTTGACCGTCTCGACAATCTGGCCTTCAAGAACCGGAGAAGCCGCAACCATCCGCGACGCGTCGCGCCAGACGATCTTCGCCTGGTCGCGGTTCGTAGCCGCGCTGTAGATCTCGGCGCCGGCCTCTTTATCTGCAACGAGCCCATATAGAGCAATACCGGCGGCCATCGGTGACTTGCCATTGCCCTTCCCTATTTCGGCATAGCAGGTCCGGAACCGCCGGAACCCGTCCGGACCTTTCCACCCGAATAACGAGCCGACGACAAATTGTTGCCAAGGTTCGAGCTTAAAGGGCTTGCCGGCGAATTCACCCTCAGCTAGGCGCAACACCCTCTAGAAGAACAGGATCGCGTCTTCGGCTGCTGGCCAGTCCCACTGTAGGCCGCGGGCAGGCCCCTCAGCGAGATCCCGCAGGTGACGCTCGGCGGCCAGGCGAACAAGCGTATTGGCGGGCACACGCAAGGCCTTTACGTCGAGTGCGTAGACCTCGACCGGGTCGCGTTGTGGCTTACCTAAGGAACCGCTGCGCCGGGTCTTCATTCTTGCTCTCCACTACCGACACCCGCGCCCTGTCAGCCGGTGTCATGCCGAACCGCGCAAACCAACTCTGAAGACGCTTCGTGGCGTCACTAATCAGCCGCACCTCGGGATAGACGCGGATCATCCCCTTGTCAGTCTCATAGGTAAGCGAGCCGCCATATGCGGCCAGCGCCCGGCGCGCGACCACAAGATCGTCGGCCGTCTCCGATAGCGCGGCGAGCGCCGGCCCGTCCGCCTCGGTCAGCACGCCCATCGCGTCGAGCAGCTTAGCGAAGTGCCGCCACTGCACCTTCGCGCCGTCGCTGAGATGTGGCGGACACCGCGGGCGCTTGCGTAGCGGCTGCGGTTCGCGCGGGTTGATGCGATCCGAGCGCGCAGTGTTGGTGATCAGCTTCAAGGCGGTTGGTTTGCGCGGTCGTGCCATTGTTTTTTAAGTCCTTGGTGGTTTTGACGAATTTCGGAAAAAATTTTCATTTTGACATCGATTCCCTCGGACTGGGGGGCGGTTCGTGTTAAGGCCCTCCTTTGACTTTGCAACCCCCTATGGGTCTCTAGCAATACCGATCAACCAATGAGAGCATGTTCTCCTCAAGGAGAGCGAAACCTCCGTACGGAGGGTTAGGCCCTCCATGTGGAGGGCCGGAGTTCCATCTGGAGTCTCCACATCGGCGCATAAGCGGTTGAGCAGCCGATCTGAGAAGCTTTTAAAATCATTATCAAAGATGTCGTTTACCGGCACATCGGTGAAGTCAGCCCTCGTCAACGTGCGGCCGATGCGCTGTTCGAGACAACCGACGCAGAGGATCGCACGCCCATGAGGCACAGCGTTGTGCCCAGGCCACGCTTGCTCAAAGACCTCGTCCTTGACCATGTACCACTCGTTGATCCTACCGACGTCAATGCGGCACTCGGCGCAGTGGCGCGGCTGCCAATATCAATACGTAAGCGGCCTATCAGTCCTAGCCTTTTTCATCGCTAACACACTCCGTTCGAACGACGATCATAGAGCCGTCATCGATTAGCGCCTGAATGCCCCGGCTCGCCATGGCGAAATGCTCTCCAAGGATGCTGGTTCTGCTGTTGATCCATTCGAGCTCCGGAGCCGCAAATTCGGGGTTCTCCACCCGCGCCAGGATGCGGCGGACGATGGCGAGGGTGGTCATCGCGGTGCCTTCGGCTTCACCTGCTCAGCCTTGCGCACCTTGGCACTCACCTTCCGCGCATTGCGGCGCTGCGATGCCTTGGGCGGCGGACCCGACACCAGCCGCTGTGATCGTTTGCTCATGGTTTGCCTCTCCTTTATGTGCGGCGCCTGGTCGGGTGCCATTGAACGGCTGATGACGCCCGACCCCAAACCCTTCTCGACATCGTCGGGTGATTGCTTTGGTTGCTTTGGTTGCTTGGTTTCGGACTCCATGCCGTAACTGTCAGTGCCTTCCAGTTGATAATAGTTCTTAACTGACAGTTTTGCACGTCGGTATCAAACCCAGCCCCGAAAGCAACCAAAGCAATCAGAAAACGCCTACTTCAATGTCCATATTCGCGCCCCTTCCCTCACCCCATCGAACTTGATCCGACTGTTGTCGACGATGCGATCTTTGATAGAAGACAACCACTTACCGAGCCGCTTACTGTTGATGTTTCCGCCGTCACCAGCCACGATAAGCAGCGATTCGCGGAATGCCGGGTTGAGAAACGGTCTCGGCACCCCATTTAGATCGACCCCCCCGGATTGGCGCCTCGCCGCAATATCGATGACTTCCGCCGTCGATACGCGCTGTTCACCGATCAACGCTTTCCATTGGTGAAGCACGTTCGCAAGCTCGGCGCGCCGGGGGTCATCAGCGCGCGCGCGTTCCATCGTGGCACACGGGTCCGGCTCGCCGAGCCAGATCAGCGCGTTGCGCACCAGTTCGGACCAGTCCTCAAAACTTCCGAGCGGCGGACCTTCCGGGGCTGGCCGGTCTGCAACGTGGAACGCGCGAAGAACCGTCAGCGTGGCAGCGACGTATTTCGGTCGATTCCGCTTGACTGTTAGAACCGGATCCTCGGTGATGAATTCGCGTAATTCCGGTTTTTCTTGTTGTGCGTTCATCAGTCCGACGATTGTCCGCCGAACCAAATCGCCGGTCACTACGAGGTTGTTGCCGTTTACGAAAAAAACAGCAGTGTTGAAGGTCGAGACAAAATTGGATTTGCCGAGGAGTCGAACGTCGACGATCTCTTGCGTCAATGCCATGCATAATAAATCGCTGTCGATCGGTTCTTTGCGATTGTCGATCGAGATCAATGTGCCGCCGGCTATAAGCGCTGCGCCTAGCCGTTTTTCGGCTTCCTCTTCTGTTTTCCCGAGAGTGATCACCGGCGCCTCGTGGCCGCTACTGATTAACGAAGTGACATTGACGAGCTTGCTCTTGCCTGTGCCCGCGGCTGGCGCGTCGAAGCCATGCATCGGCGCGAAACGCAAAGCCTTGCGGGCAACCGCCGTCAGAAATCCGCTCAATGCTACAGAGCGGTTTGCGCTCGGTGCGTCTTTCTCTGGACTGTCGGGAACAAATGGGAATTCCGAGATCAGCGCTTTGAGCAATGCCAGTGCGGCGATCGCCTGATCTTTTGTCGGCTTCAGCGGGATCGGCGGAAACTTGACGCCGTGCGGATCATAAAGGATACGAGTTGCCGGATCGTAACCCGGCGTATCGAGAATTGATCCGTCAGGCCTAATAGTAGGGCAATTTATGATCGCGTCTAGAACGCGCAGTTTCCATTCCCCGGTACGTTCCAAATAAGACTGCGCAATATTTCCCGGACAATCGATCGATACCCACTTTTTCGTTCTAGCGTCGTACTTATTAAAATCTACAAATTTGGTAAAGCGCTCAATCATATGACCGGTACGTATCGGAATTAGGCGCATACCTACGGTTTCCCGGTCGTCGGAGATTGGGATAATTTTTGGCGCTGGCCTAACAACGAAATCGCCGCGCTGATAGATATCCTTATCGCGCTTCAGTAAGATGAGCTCGGCCTCGTCAATCGCGTTCGAAAGGCGCCCACCGCCAATTTGGACGATCGGCAAGTCACGCGATGACGCTGCGCTGCTAGGGCTCTCTGGTTTAAAATCCGCCGCCACTAACTCGGGAACCAGTCCCTTTAATAAATCGTCCGCAATGTCGTCGCCGCCGTTCGGTAAATACATCTCAGCGGTAATTCCAACGCAGGCGGCTGAGTTGCGTAGTTCTACACCAGCGCTCTCGCCGTCATTTCCCTTGTCGGCGAAAATTAGTAGCCGCTTGATGCTGAGCTTTTTCGGGTTTGCGACAAGCCACGCCCCGAATTTCCGGAGGCCGCCGGCTGACATCGCAGCCCAACCCGGCACGTCAAATAACTGCATACCAGCCGCGGTGCTCTCGACTCCTTCGCCGATGCCAAGCGTGCCGTTCGGGCCGAGCGATGCGAGCATGATGACGCCGTAGTCACACGGCCCCATCATCATCTTGGCCTTGTCGCCGCCGATGTGTCCGGAGCAGTCGTCCC